TACTGGTCTATATTATATAGAGGTGCATATAGAAGCTTTGCTTTTATCCCCGCATCAGCTAATTCCCTTACAAGTCTAGGGCTATTGGCTAAGATAATCGCTTTCTTCTCTTCAAATATTTTCTTTATCATTTGTAATTCTTTTACAGAATGTTGAGTTATTAGATCGTAGACATCCGTCCCGATAAACTGGATGATTGGCTTACCTATTATCAAGTTAAGATGATTTGTGATTTGTCTTGGATCTGAGTTATAAAACCCAGTTAAATATGTGGCTTTCCATCCATAATCATACTGTAGGAACGCATTGCCCTTATTATCGCCCAATGCTGGCAAATAATCAGCGCCAAGCACCTTTGCCCTTTGCAATGCTTGAAATGGAGCACCTGTGGACACCGAAAGGATATCTTTTTTGATTTTGTGCAGCTCTCTAAACTTTAATGCTTTTTCACTAAGTGTCATCCCCTTAGAGCCGCTTATGCTTTTTTCAGTAGGTAGCGGAGTTGTGAAAATAAACTCATTGATTAGCTTTCCTTTAAACCCTTTTTTGGTAGCTCTATAGAAAAAGTCCCAATCCTGAAAAAACTTAAGATCTTCATTGAACCCACCGATTTCATCAAAAACCTTTTTGCGCATTGGAGACATTGTGGATATATAGTTATAGGATTCTAATGTATATGCATCGAACTCTGGGTGATGTGTCCCGTGCTCTGCTTCAAATCTATAGTTGCCATAAACAAAATCAATATCTTTGTTTAGTTCTAATTGGGTGACACATTCTCTTAACATGCCTGGATACAGCATACAATCAGCATCAAGAAAGAATAGTATATCAGGTTTACTTGCTTGTTTAGCCCCGGGGTTTGCTGCGGCCAGAACCCCTTGCTGTTTTGCGCCGAGGTTTCTTGCTGCCGCCGCCCCTTTGTTTTCCTTTTGAACAACCCATTTTACACCAAACTCCTTTTTGATAGCTTCTCTATCGATCTCCTGCTCTCCGTCTTCTACTACGATAATATCATAGTTTTTATAGTCTTGTGCCTGAACTGACCTGATACAGTTTTTTATTGTGTCTTTGTTATTGAAGTAAGGAATTATTATTGATACGTGCATTTTAAAGATCCCCCTTTATGTGTCCGATCAGTTCAATTAAGCATAGTATTGTCCCTAATACAAAGAATGATGCGGATGCAAATATAACTACCGCAACTCCTGCTTTTAGAAGGTAATCCATTATTTCTTTTGGGGTTTTTCTGGGTACGGTTGCGCTTCTTTTTCTTTTTCTTTTTGGGCGTTAGCTTTATCAAGAGTTGCCCTGATAAGTTTTAATGATTCTTCAATAAGGAGATGGTCGTTTTTTGTTAGTTTGGCGGAACTGGCTGCAACGGTCACGTTTGTTAGGGCTTCTTTGAGATCCATTAAAAAGATTATCCTATATTTAAATATTTATGTCAACAAACAGGAACGACACCCTTTCGAGTGCCGTTTCTGCATAATAAGTCCTTCCAAAAAGGATACATTATTCTAGATTTTGATGTCAATATCTAGTTTAGAGCCCTGTGGTCACCAGCCATAAACCAGCACTCTTATTGAGCACTCGACCGACCGCGGTACAACTGATCGCAGCTTGTTTGATCATGTTGGTTGGATCGTTGGTTGATTGTGGGCCAGATTGTTTCAAGTAGAAGTTGAAACCTGATCGGTTTCCTTCACCTGAAATCTGAGAACATCCGTATGCTTCTTCACCAAATAGTAAAGAACCATAAACGTTACCGGAACTGGTACTCAAAGTATCACCGGATACGGGATACTTATACGATTCGGTAGAGTTGATAATGGATACACCAGCTACAACACCAAGAATAGTTGGGTCGCTCTTACCTGGTTCAGCAGTGGTAGGTGCAAACCATCCTTTAAAACCTGCATTGGTAGTGATTTGATATGAAACATCAGGGTGACATATTAACTTGTATGTCCCGCCTAGTTTCTCTACATCATTACCCTGCAAAGTCTTAACACCGTGTTGTAGTGTTTTGATGGTCATAGCAGATCCTGCTACTGCCACAATGGTAGAAGACTGAGCCAATCTAGTTTTGTTGTGATACATTGGAAAACCATCTGTTACTGTCATAGTCCAAAATCTAGCTGTAATACCAGTACTGTTTAGAGTACCACCATCGATTTCAAGATTCTGCCACATGTTGGCTGAATAAAGCGCTTTATCGGCAACGGCAAATCCAATATCGTTTCGGATTAGCTTGTTGATTGTCTTTTGTCCTGATTGACGCATTTTCATAGCGGCTTGGTCTAGCGCATTAGAAATTGCGGTAAGTGATACAAAGCGCGACAATTGGACATAACTATCTCTCTCGTGAAGAGTTGCCTGCACGGTTGTGGCTGAGAAATAAGTTTGGCGCGCGGTAAATTGGTTGGTGTTATCTTGCCTATTGCCTGCAATCTTCAGATAACGTGTAAACTCTACAATGTTACCTCCAAATTGGGGTATCATTGTCTTTACTGGCGCGTGTGTAAAAAACGCTACCTCTGGCTCAAAATCTTTTAATATCTTCTTTTCATAATAGATATTAACTGCTGGGCTTAACGCCGCATGGGTTGATTGTTGGTCTGTCATTTTAGCTTCCTCCTAGTTTATTAGACTCGAGGTATCTTTTTTCCTTGAGTCTCCATAAAAGCCAAATATTCATCAGCATCCATTTCTGATACTGACTTCTTGACGACTTGCTTGGGGGCGGCACCCCCACCTGTTACAGTGGTGGCCTTGAGCTTTTTTTGTTTATCTAGAACCGGAGCGCTTGGTGTCGCTGCTTGTTTTGTACTGACTTGAGATGAGACAAACTTCCGCAACCATCCCTTTTTATCTAGGGTGGCCGATCTGTCTTTTTCAATTTCTGCAAGTACAGTCTCTTGAACCGATGCTTTTAGCTCAGGGTTGTAAACGCTCAGATCAGACCAGAAGGATTCATTACCCTTCGCGTTATCTTCTCTTTGCTGTTTACTTACCGCCTCTGCTTTTTTGGTTCTCGATTCAAGTTTGCGTTCAACAAGCTTCTCAATTACCGCAATGTCTTTCTTGTCATACGGTATTTTGTTGCCTTCTCCGTCCTCATAAAATAGATCGTCCTCTTCTTTTTTTTGTTCAATTTTAGATTTAAGGACTTCTAGTTGCTCTAGCCGCTTCATAACCTCGTGATGTTTGTTGTTCTGATTGGAAATGTGTGTGTTTTGCTTGAGAATTGTTTGATGCAATTCTTTTTTGCTTTTTCCTTTAAAGTACACGTCGTCAACTTCGTCATTGTCTTTGGCTTTATCTTCTTGCTTGGGCTCTCCAGTTACCGTCTCTTGTGATGGAGTTTCGGGCTCTGGTTTCGCTTCTGCTTCTCGCTCAGATGCAGTTTCACCGCTTTGTTCTGGCTCCGTTTCTTCTGGCTTTAAATTTTCATCTTTGATAAACTCTGCCAGTTGATCCGTCGTCATTTCTCTCAAATCAGTGTCTGCTGTGTTATTTTTCTTAGTCATAAATCCTTCTTTCGTTTGGTTTTTCCCCAAAAAAAAAGGCTGTAATTCACTTGCGTGAACTACAGCCTCGGTTTATCCGTAATGCTGTTACTAGTTTATCTTCTAGTACGTTTCTCTATTTTTATTTCAAAGGTCTTTCCATCTTTTATGATGAATGAAATGGTGCCCCACACCATTTCTATTTCTTTCACATACTCATCTACTCTTTCTAGTATATCATCTACTTTTTTATTCGCCATCTACTACGTTGTCGCGTCTTTCTTTTAGAAGCGCGTCTTCATACTCCTTTTGATACTTCATAAATGCTTTTATAGTATCTTCTTGCCGCAAAATAGCTGACAAAGTACTAAATGCCACTTCAAGATGACGTGGTAGTTTACCATTCTTTGCAGCAAGATGTGCCCTGTTTACATTTGGTGCACCCTCATATCCGTACCTATCAAGCATATCATTGATTAAAAACCCATCGATGTATCTACCATTTAATAGAGAATACGCTTTATCTAGGTGAGCGTGGCTTATGCCGACATCTTTGCATAACCTGTGTGTGCACTTACCTTGATGATTGTTGTACTCTTCCTTGTTAGACATGATCTTGTACGTGCCTCTATGATCTTTAAACTCCTTTTCATGCATAAAATCACATTCTGCATATAGGTGAGCAGCGGCGGCTTTAGCTCTTTTCCTTGAATCTAGTGCCCTCTTTGCATACTCTGCCTCACTAATTGCCTTCTCAGATTCTTTCTTTTCCTTTTCCATAATAAACTCCTTTCTTTTAACAACTCATATATGGCATGGTTATATCTCGTTCTTTATAAAACTTGCCCTTTACCAGTTTAAAAGTATTTATCTGGGCGGCTAACCTCACAATAGAGTCAAATTTTAAATCATCTTGAGATACCTTTTGTTGGATCTCTTTAGTAGCCCTATCTATCTCCCCATCTAAAAATGCATGTAGTGCATCAAGTTCTACAATGTGATTCATTTACATTACCTTCTGGCCAGTGGCTTTTTCCAATTCAACCTCGGCCTTCATATTTACCATATCAGCTATGTTTTTGACTTGTTCAACTATTACCTTGCCCTCAGTATCTATCGCAACTTTATCCCCGTAATCATCTTTGCCTTTAGTTCTAACCTCTTCAATATCTTGTTTTTGTTGCTGTTCTGCTTGTTGGTCGGTTTGTTGTTGTTGCTCATCAATTTCTGCCATTGTTTCTGGATCGTGCCATAATCCCTCGGCATCATCTTTTATGCCATATGCGCCCAATAACTTCTCTCCAAGTTTCATCCAATCTGTACGCTTCGCCAATGGCGGGATGGTACTTGCTACATTAATATAACGCTCCCATCCTGCTTGATGAGATATTTCATTACTAAGCTCTAGGTTACCAAGTATTTTAATACTGAAATCAGTTGATAACTCCTTCATTGTTATGGGCTGACCTTCTTTATTTAACAACTGATCGCCTTCTGATTTTAGCCCAGCGTTCGCTATTTGCTTTTCGCTCCATACTTCTTTTAAATCATTTACATCTTTGAATTGAAGGTTGCGTTCATATACGATAGCGATAAACTTTTTGAGTTCGTTATTAATAGCGTTATTGATAATATCATTTAGAGGCATATCGTTCTGGCTAATTATTTGTCTTGTGCCGGAAGCTGTATCCGGGATCATTCTATTATCGCTCGTTCCTTCTTGAACTGGTGACAAGCTCCATAACTGGTCAAGGTCTCGCTGTATTACTGTCGCATCTTGCAAAGCGATATTGCCTAGATATGGCTGTATGATTGGCACTATTCCATTAGGGCCAGTACCATAAATTATCCCTCTTGGCCGCCATTGCTCATCCCATTTGTTGAGCGTCATCTTAGATTGATCAATATAAATCATTGGGAAGATGCTAAACGTTTTTGCATCACTTGCCTGGCTTCTGCTAGCATTAAGCTCTTGCAATAAATTAAGCCCTAGGCATACATTGCTTTCACCATAAAGACAATTAGGTATTGGCTTATAAGTTCCTACAATGAATGGCCTTGTATGTGTTTTGTGTTTAAAAGGGCTTGCTTCAAATCTTATAACTACACGCCCATTAGCAATAGTACAAACAACCTCTTCTGGTGTTTGCCCATCCATAGGATATAGCCCATAGCATTCATCAATCCTAACAAAACCAGTTTTTGATGTTTCTTTTAATGATTTCTTGAAATCAGCTGTTTTGGTTTTTAATAGACCTAGGTATGATATATACTC